TCTAACTCATCATTATTGATGCCTAAGTTACAATATCGCTTTAGGGTATTTTTAGATAACTTTGGCACTACTGGCGGCCCAGATGGTGTTAGAGAGATTACAAGACAAGTACAAGATGTCACAAGACCAAACATTAGTTTTGAACAAATGACACTTGATGCTTATAATTCAAGGACTTACCTAGCAGGTAAGCACACTTGGGAACCAGTTACACTTACATTGCGTGAGGATGCTAACAACAATGTGCAAAAAATTATTGGACAACAGTTACAAAGACAGTTTGATTTCTTTGAACAGTCTAGTGCAGTATCTAGTGGTACTTACAAGTTCCAAACTAGAATTGAAATTCTAGATGGTGGTAACGGTGCTAACGGAGCAGCAGTAATTGATAGATTCCATTTAATTGGTTGCTACATTGAATCAGCAAACTATAATACACTAGCATATGCAACTAACGAAGCAGTGACTACATCATTAAGTATTCGTTATGATAATGCTATACAGTTTGGTTCAGAAGAAGATATTAACGGTATTGGTGAAATTACTACTAGAGCGTTAACAGCAGCATCAGGCGGTACACAGGTAACATAACCTTTATCTAGATTGGCTTTTAAAAGCGGGAGTAGTTTTTAATTACTCTCGCTTTTTTTATATACGCAGTTTATACTATGGATAAATATTAGTATGAGTTTTAAAGATCCTTATTTGTTTAATTCAAGCAGTGATGTACATCTTAGAGATGCACGTCATGCACACCAGTTATATACTGAGCATAATTTTGCATTGGCTCCTAAAACTAAATTTCTATACCATGTAGTTTTTGATTTAACTGGCGAAGCTAGCGGCAATGCTGGTAACACAGACCTTCATAAAAAAGAAATTGGTGTTTTAGTAAAACAAGCAGACTTGCCTGGATATCGTGTATCTGTAGAGAACAAGCAGCAGTACAATCGAAAAAAGAATATGCAAACAAGGATAGACTACCAAGACGTAACTATACAATTTCATGACGATAATCTAGGACTAACTAGAGGCTTGCTAGAAGACTACTATATGTATTATTATGTAGATGGCAATCATAGGGATCAAGGTGGATTCTTTTCTAGCTTTTTTGGATCACAAAATGCTTATAATGCAAGAGACAAATACGATACACTAGTTCCTAATTACGGATTGAATAACGATAAGTATAATCCATTTTTTAGAAATATAAGGATTTATCAACTTGCAAGGAGACAATGGTTTGCTTATACACTTATTAATCCTTTAATTACACAATTTGATCACGGAGATGTAGAGTCAGCAGATGGTAGCGGGTTTAATGCAAATAGTATTTCCGTAGCATATGAAAGCGTAATATATTCAAATGGATCAGTCGGTGAAGGCGGACAACCTATAGGATTTACAGATGATGAAACAAGATACGATAACGTAATGAGTCCACTAACGTACGGTGATCCAGGATTTTCAAGTGGGTTTGATGCGTTACCTAAATTATTTGATAGGTTTCTTAACAAAGGTATGGGCTCTATATTACCAAGAACTTCAAATCCTGATTCTAGGAGTAATAGTATTCTTAGAAACGAAAACGGAGCATTAGGCATGATAGGAGCAGGTTTGAGGGATCTATTTTCTGTACCGCAACCAGGCGGGCTAGCAGGATCTCGTATTCCAACTATAGAAAGACGTCAGCGAGAAGATAGAAGCACATTAGAAAGAAGACGCGGCAGAATATTAGATGTTGATACAATAAGAAATACATTTGAGATTAACACAGGAGCAAAAAGGAGCTTTGTTACTAGATCGTTAAACAGTAATGCTATACCAGGGCAAACAGTATCTACATATAGAGCTAGTGCTGTTCCAGCTAAAACAGCAATAGAAGATGAATTAGTAACAAGAGCAACTAACGGAGACGTCAAACTACAGCGTATAGCAACTGATGCAATTGATGCGACAAGAGGAATATCTATATAATGGCAAGTTCAGATCAAAATACTGGCACTACATTCAATAAATCTAATAGTGATGATCAAAGAAAATTTTTCAATAATTATTTTAAAACAGAAATAAACTATAATGCAAGCGAAGTAGATGCAGTAATTGGGTATTTCTTAAAAAGAGGTTTTGATAAGCTTGCTGCTATCAATACGTCAAGTGTAATTTTGCAGCAAGCATCTATAGACGAAGTCCCAGTTTTTGAATTACTAGACACACTTAATGGTATTGATGATGTCCAACTTAATAATGTACTAGCTCAAATATTAAATCTAAATAGACAAAAAACAAGTATGTTGGGTTTTAGATCAAAATCAGAGCAAGAACTTTTTGATCAACGGAACATAATAGTGTGACATGGCTCATTTTGCTCAAGGGAAATATAACTTAAAAAATCCCTCCAAATATGTAGGAACAAGGTCGCCAACTTATCGATCTGGTTGGGAATTTACATTTATGAAATTCTGTGATGAGCATAACGCTATATCACAGTGGGCTAGTGAAGCAGTACGAATACCTTACAGGAACCCACTTTCAGGAAAACAAACAATTTATGTTCCGGACTTTTTTATAGTTTATGCAGATAGGCGTGGCAAACAGCGTGTAGAACTTATTGAAGTAAAACCAAAAAATCAAGTTCTCAAAGAGAAAACAGGTAATAGTAGATACAATAAAGCGTCTTGGGTAGTAAACCAAGCTAAATGGGAATCGGCTAGAGCTTGGTGCAAACAAAAAGGAATATTGTTTAGGATTGTAACAGAAGACGATATATTTCACACTGGCAGTAGAAAGTAATTTTTTGGATAAATATAGTAGCATATAATGGAAAGTAATAATGACTAAAAAATTAGAAGATTTGTTAAATTTACCTGATTCAAAAGAAATTATTGAAACTGCAAAGGCCCAAGAGTCAGAACAAAAGTCGTACGATTTACAAAAGCAACAGGAAGCTTTCCGTGATATAGAAGAATTTGATAAAATTGCTAGTGCATTGCCAGCTGTAAAAGGATTAGGCAATATGGCTGACGACGAACTAAATGACATTGCACAACGAGCACTAACAGCATATGACGATTTAATGGACTTAGGTATGAACGTCGAATCACGTTATGCTAGTAGAGTCTTTGAGGTTGCTGGAGGAATGTTGAAAACATCATTAGATGCTAAGACTGCAAAGCTAGATAAAAAACTTAAAATGATAGATTTACAACTTAAAAAAGAGAAATTGGATAAAGAAAATAGTACTGGCGAAGATGGAATTATCAATGGTCAAGGATATGTTGTCACTGATCGAAATAGCTTATTAGAGAAGCTAAAAGGATTAGATAAAGATAAATAGTTTATAGTAGAGGAATCAAGATGAAATCATTTGCACAAATATTACAAGAATCAAAAACAACGTATTCGTTTAATATTGGTATTGCTGGTGAATTGCCTGAAGGTATTGCAGATCGTTTAGAGGCTGTATTACAAAAATTTAATGTTTTAAGTTTTAGCACCGGTAAAGCAACACCAATACAAAAGCGTCCGTTGGACTTCCCACAATTAGAAAATACAGAAGTTACTTTTTTTGAAGCGGAAGTAGAATATCCTACTACTACACAGGTATTACAAAACTACTTAGGAAATTGCTGTGGCGTTCCACAAAGTCATATTATTGTACGTAATCCTGAAGATCCTAGAGAAGCATATCAAGAAGAAGTTACAGATGCTCCATATGATGTATTATTAACACAAGAAGATATGGGCGGAGAGTCTGCACAAAATGAAGTAGCAGATAATAGAACAATGGAATTACTTAAAGAATTAGAAACTGCTCGCAAAGAACGCGATGCAGCAGCTGGCAACGAAGGCGCACCACAAGGTGAGTCAAAAGATATTGAAGGCCATAAACAAAATACTAAAGCAGTCGTGGGAGGCTAAACAAATGAGCAATATGAAAGATTTAATTAAACAAATGACAGACATTGAAAACTCTAATAAAGAGCAATTAAATGAAGCTGCTTCCTTAACTGTAAATGCAGAAACAGGAGCTGAAATTGCTGATATGATATCAGCAATGCAAGGCAATGCAGGAATGGGCAAACCAGTAGCTGCTGATATGCCTATGCCAATGCGTCATGATATAGATAAATT